CTTTTCTTAATAATTAAAACTAAAATTAATAACATTATTTTTGATCATGGAATCAAACGATAAAACTATTATTTCTACTTCTAATTCTAATTTTTATCCTACTAGTCCAACTGAGATTAGTGAAGTAGTTTGTAAAAACTCTTCATGTCCATCTTGCAATTTTGAAGGAACAAAACGTGAATTTACTTGTCTTACTATTGGTGAGGATTTGAAGTTTTGTGATAGAGTTAGCCTTAAAATGGCAGCTCTCACTATTAACTCTCCTCCTGTTTATAATGGCATAGAAAAACACATTTCTTCTTTTATGACTGCTGGTGGCATTGTGTCAGACTATCATAGTCTAGCTTCTAATCTTATTTCTTGTGGAGACTCACTCACTAATGTGACTGGGTTTTCCAATAAAGCTACATGGGCAGTAGCAGCACGTAACACTTGTGTTTATATTAAGTATAATAAAAGTATAGCAAATATTTTTAAGAGTTTGGGTGGGTCTATGAAGACTCCTCCTTCTTGTCATTTTGCACCAACTTTAATTATGCGTCCTAAACTCAAGCTTGTTGATCTCTTTTCTACAAAAGAAAGAACGGTTGATGATTCAGAAATCTATGTGATGCCTGGTTATTTTCCTATTTCTCGTATGTTTGGAGCTCATAAAAGGTTACAAATTTCTTATTCTGGCAAACTTGTCGCTGATTTACCAATTTTGGCTAATCATGAAAAGTGCTTAGGATGTTTATGCCTCATTGCGAAGTGTATTTGTCCTACTTCTGTAGCTGTTCAAGAAATTGAAACAGCTGGTTCTCGTTATTCTGATAATGAAGCTTTTTATTGTTATGGATTATATGATAGTCTGTTAACTCAAGGAGCAAAATTAAAGAGTGAAGAGAAGAAGGAAGTTGTAGAAGAAATTATTATAGTTGCTAATCAGGACATGGTTCCTGAACAAAACATGGTTTTGGATGAAAAGCAACAAAAACCAAGAGTTTCCCTTGGATCTGGATGTCAGGAGGCTTATGAAGTCGTACCTCTCATTAAAGAAGCACTTTCAAGTAAAACTGAAATTCACTTCTCAGATAATAAGGAGACAATTGATTTGAAGATAAAGAACGCTGTTATTAGGAATTTTCCTACTGCAGAAGTTCCAATTGAAGGTCCAATTATTGATAATTCTATTTTATCAATTACTATTGATCATATTAAGGGTTTTGTAAACACTTGTCTTGATTTAGGCTCTTCAATTTCTTCAAATCCTCTTCTAACTGGATTTATGGATATTATGAAAGATTTCCTTTCCAGAGCATTTGAATATGCAAAGAAGAATCCTCGAGTAATTGGTTATTTAAGTGCTTTGGCACTTATTTTAGTCAATCATAAGAGATTGTATGACAATGCAATTTGTTATTATTTGGATCAAACTAATAATGAGAAACAACAAGTTAGTTCAGTCTTTCCTCTTGATGGTATTTTAGGTATCATTGGTGGGCAGAGTTTGACGACTTTAATGGTTTCTCTTGTTATCCAGAATGCTTGGGGTTTGATCACTCGTAATAAGAAAGAAGCAAAAGAAGATAGTGATGATGTCTCTGATGACATTTTTTCTATTCTTAGCTTCACTGCTATGTCTCTTACTTCATTTACTTCTCTTTGTGCTGCATTATTGATCTGTATAAATGTGCGTGCTTATTCTGTTGCTTCTTCAACAGGAAAGGCTAAGCGCTTTTATAATGGTCTTGATAAGTCTGAACGTGAAAAATTCACTCAAGCTTTGCGTGCAACAAGTCTTGATGCTGCTATTGAAAAACATAGCACGAGCATCATGGATGATCGTGCTTTGAAACTTAAGGTTACAAAACCTAAGCGTAAAAGGGCACCAAGACAAAAGAAAGTAATTGATCCTGAAGCTGTTAAAGATAACGCAGTTGTCTCTAAAAAGACAAAAGCGACCTTTAAGAAGCCTAGGGTAACTTCAAAACCAGGGCAAGCTCCTCCAGAAAAGAATGTCTCTTCTAGAGTTGCTGTTAAGCCAGGTATTTTGAAGCCTAAGCCTTGTCCTCACGGTGACAGATGTCGTTATCGTGATCTTAATACATGCAAATTCTTCCATAAATTGGTTGAAAAGCATTCTAATAGGAACGTTAAGAAGCGTGTAGCTAATTCAAAATCTAAGCCTAAGTTCAACTATGAGGAGAACGATATGACTGAAGATTGGAGAGAAGAAGCTTTACGTGAGCGTGCAGAACGTAATGAGATTGCGTCTCAATGGGAGGAAACTCTCGAAGAGCGTGGTGGTAAATTATGGGCTGAAATTGCTGAGGAAAATGAGGAGTTTTATACTCCAAAAAATCTTCCTAAATGGGACGATGAGTACCATTCAAAGAAAGCAAAACTTGTTAGTTTAGTATCTAAGATTAAACGTAATCCTGTAACAACGCAAAGATTAAAGAAAGTTAAAGAATATCAAAATTCTATAGCTAGCCTTAATCGCGATTATGAGAAACGTTTGGCAACACTTAGTGATCTTGTTGTAGAGAAAAAACCACAACAAAAGAAGAAATCAGTACCGAAGAAACAAGGAGAATTTTATTTTCCAAAATTTCATGGAATGGCGCCAAAAACAGAATCATTTACAGTTTATGAAAATGGTTTTCCTATTGACTTCCATTCAAAAGTACCTTTAGCCTCTTATGGTGCAAACATTGTTCATTGTAAAATGGGCAGTGACATCATTGGCTATGGTATGTTGGTATCTAATTCTTATCTTCTAGCTCCTGGACATTATCCAAAATTTTCTTCTATTAGAGTATTGGGTCAATCTCGATCACATAAAAGAAGGGATACTCCTTGCACATTTGTGAGGACTTTTGGTGAAAGTTTAGGACTAGTTGATCACCTTGTTTTATATCAATTGGCTGATGTTGTGCCTTACCTTAAAGTAAAATTTAATGTAGCTAATACTCATTCAACTGGTGTAATGCTGGCTAATTCATTTATCCAGGTGTCTGCAATTGAACTTCTTGAAAAAGAAGGTCGATTACAATACACAGGTGATTCTATTAGAGGAGACTGTGGGCAAGCAATTGTTGATACTGACTCGGGTTCTATAATAGGAATTCATGTTGCTATCAATCGTACTGCCTCCAGAGTTTGCATTGGTATTCCGTTTACAGCGCAATTGATGCGTGAGTTTGCGGATTCCCAACTTTTTCTTTAAGTCATTCGATTTATCCAATCACAGATTTAAGACCTAAAAAGGTTAAAATTTATGATAATCTCCCTTATATAGGAACTCTTGTTACGAAAAAATTGAGCTCAAAATCTCAATTTATTCCTGACTTGAAAATTCCTGTAGAATTTGATTTTAATAGTCAAATGGGTGATGGTTACATAATTTCTCCTTTAGGCAATCTGAATGACTTACATGAAAGATTGGCAAAATATGATATCATGGATATCCCTCTAAATAAAGACGCAGCATGGCGCGCAATTACATATTTCACCAATATGATTGGTGAATGTCACATGCTTACTAATGAAGAAGCTTTTGATGAAATATCCAAAACTTCAGCTATTGGAACGGGTGCGAAAGCATCTGGTGTTTTCTCTCGAAAAGACCCCAAGATGTTGGAATACTTGGAACAATATATTTCTCAGTGTGAGCGCTGGCCACAGCATGTAATTATTAATGCTTCTCAAAAGGATGAAGTTCGAGTGCTTGGTAAATCACCAAGATTATTCACTTCATTTCCTGCAGAACATACATATGCTTGTACTATAGTTCTTAAAAATTTTATAGAGCAGTTTTACGAACATCGATTTTGTGTTGATGGTAGTATTTCAGCTGTTGGTGACCCAATGCAAAAAGGGGCACTTTCAATCTATAAATATGAACTAAGCAAACGTAAGTATTTATACTGTACGGATACTTCAGGTCAAGACGCTTCGGTGTCTGCTGAATTCATGAACATGGTTTATGATTGTATCAAAGAAAAGTATTCTGATATGACTCCAGAGGAGGATAGTTTGTTTGAGTCTGTTAGGTTTAACAGTATCAATAAAATGGTTAATGTTAATGGTGATTTCTACTTAGTTCCACGTGGACTAGGATCTGGAGATTATCTTACCGTTGTCATCAATATCATGTGGCGTCTCTACATGATATTCGCTAACTACACCCATCCTCTTGATGATTATTTTTTAACTAATACTACCATCATCAATGGAGATGATTTAATTATGAGTAGTGATCATAGTGATTTGGATTTGAATTCAGTTCATGCTAAGATTGAATGGGCCGGAAAGCCTGTCTCTTGGAATGAAATGGATTTTTGTTCAACACAATTTTCACCTTATATTCATCACAATGAAGCTAAAGTATTAGCAGTCCTTGCTTTAAGACAAAAGCGTTCTCATATGTTGAGTCCGGTTATGTCCATGCAAAGACTTGGTGGTATGATTAGAGTTCTTTCTACGCCAAAGGTTTATTACATGATTCTCCATATGATGGAAGAATTGCGTGATCGTTATAACTTATATGAATCTTATGAAGAATCATTTGTTACATACGAAGAAATTTTTGACAATTATAACAATCCTATTAGAGATTGTTAGTTAGAACAAATATGTTTCCTTCTGTTGTTTATGGTCGGGGTGCTTAAATGAAAATTTCAGCCCATTTTAAAAAGAGCGAAAACGTTCTTATAAATTAATGACTTTAACTAAAACCCAAAAGGCTTTAAATAAAATTAAACAACAATATGGTAGACAGGTTAGTAAAAAGTTGCATGGCAACCTTATGTTCGAGCCAAAACTCGCACAAAATAACCAACCTTCCAAAAATAGAAGAAGAAACATACAAAGAAGAAGAAAAAGAAAAGGAGCTTTGGCAACAGGTCCATCATTTTCTGCATTTCCAAGAGGAATGCAGAAGAAAGGATTTGGCGTCAATAGGCAAAGAATGGTAGTTTGTGAAGATGAG